AGTTGCTTCTGTAACCGTTTTTCGTGTAACAGAGCGAGGAGAACGACAACCGTAAAAACAAGCTGCAAAACAAATAAGAATAAGTAGGTGTACGATTCCATGTCTCATAATTAATTTTAGTTATTAGTGTCGAAAGTGATAGATTTACGGTTCAGGCAATTTTTCACCCCGCAAAGAAACGGTTTCATGATATCCATTACGCGGGCGTTCTGCCTGATATCCTTTTCCATTTCGTTACATTTCTGCTGGAGTTCCCGGTACTGGCTCTCTACATCGTCGATCCGCTGTTTCAATTCCTTACGGTCATTCTTCATATCCTCAATCAGTTCCTGGTAAACCTCCTGTACTGACTTCATGGCGTCAGCTTCCGCCTGTTTACGGGTATACCGGAGAGTGAATAACCAAGTCAGGCCACCCGTGCAAAGAGCTGTAATAATCGCTGTAATTATCGTTTCCGTCATATTAGTAGAGTTGAAAATGTTACATTATAGTCCGGACGATACATACATGCGTCAAATAACCCGCCACGATCCCGGCCAGGTCTGCCAGAATATCCTTCCAGTCCCATTTATTACAGGGGGACATTTCATCCCCGTATTCCTTACCCAGTGAAGCACCCAGGGCAAAGGGAACACCATAATCACCCAACAGGGCACATATAGCGTAATTAATTCCGAAATGCTTCCATTTGTCCGTTCCTATTTTCATAATTTGAATCATTGGTTACTGCAAAGGTGGGAAGAACGGAAACGGACGAAAAGGACATAAAAAAGAGTGCCGGGAACCACCCCGGCACAAACAAACCCTAACCTGGGACTTAAACCCAACGGCTGCCTTTTCAGCCGGTATGCTAAATTGTTAATATTAAGGATTAGACAACTTTTCGATGTCTTTTTTCATCATACGTAATAATTGAATCCTCCTTAACACCTCATTTGTTGGTGTACTTTCATCTCCTTTCTCTATTAGGAAATCGATTAGGTCCTCAATAACTTCGATGTAACAAGCGGAAACCGGTTCCGTCTTAGTTTGCCACTGTGTCAAAATCTCGGCACTTTCATCTGTTATATGTGCGCCGTTTACTTCTATATCTTTCATAATAATTCTTTCTTTAAATGTTTTTAATCGGTGTAGTCTCTAAGGTAGTGAAATCAATTATTCCGGCCTGCCGGTATATCCCGAGGGCGACTTTCCTAAACCGTTCGTAATTACGTTTGTCAATGGGCGATAACTGCCACCTCTTCATGTCTTTCATCAAATCCGGTATATTATTGGCACTATTATACAGACAGTTGTTTTTACCGTACTCGTGATGAAGTGATACAGACTGAAAATCACCGGAGAAAACAACCAACCGCAAACGTTCAAGTTCAAGGAAAGCAAACTCATTGTTAACCTTCTCCACCTTATAGGCTCTTAATTCAATGGAAGGCGCGCCGTATTCACGTCTAACGAAAAATAGGATATCAGGATTATTTGTATTCATTTGGCACCTCCTTTTAAGTCTTCTAATTTAATATGTGAAATACTTGTTATACTTTCCAGTACCCCGTCGCATACACTTTTAACCCTTAATCCGCGGGAACCGTCTTTCTTGGGTAAATTCAGGTGATAATACGGGCGATTCCTCCAGAATGTAATCCGGAAAATCCAGCCACGAACTTTAAAAGTAGCATTGCTTATTTTATAATCAATCTGTATCAGATCACCCGGTTTAAATTTACTTTCTTGTAGAAACATTTCCTGTATTTCTTCCTTTTCCTTCTTTATTTCCTCAATCCTTTTATCATTGTTTTGTAATTGAGTAAGTAACACTTGCTGATATTCAGTATATATCATTCGGCACCTCCTTTCTTTTCTATCTGGGGACGCTCTGAAAACCTATATATTCTTTTAACCCGATAAATGAAAAAATAGGCTACAGGCTTGTCACAGCCGTTATTATGTGTTTTAGTGTCCTGATCTATATGAATAAACCCGCTACCGGAAGATATTTTCAGCGGCATTGTTTTAGGGTATTTCTCGTTCAGCTCCTTTACCTTTGCTTCCAGTTCAGTTTTAAAAGCATCAAAGGAAATTTTATCAGGGCAAAGCGTGTTACCAAACTGGTTTGCAAACTCTGCCATTTCAGCACATTTTCGATTCTGTGGTTTATATTCGTTAAGCTCTATAAAATAAGATATCATTTTCGGCCTCCTTTCCTCGCTTTCTTGGCACGACACACACATATAACTGCACCAATGACAGCCGGTGGATAGATAAAAGTAAGACAGAAACAAGCGATAGCAGATAAGTAATAAGCCCCAGAAGTTGAACAAACAGTACATTCATGTTTCGGTTCCTGAAAATAACGATGTTGGATTGTGTTTACGTCCGTGCTACCAGTACGGAACGAAGGTACATAGCTTGTACCGGATTGAAATTCATTTTTCATAACGGTGTTAATTTTGACTATTTTACATGGGAAAGGCGGTTACCATTTCCCCTAATTCGTCAAAATTAACACCGCAAACCGTCCGAAGATCGGGTTATAAGTTTAGGGAAAGGCAACCGCCTTGTATTAAACAAGCACTTATCGGGCATAAAAAAAGCCCGTTATTTATTCGAGCCAATAACCGAGACTCACCGGACCGCACCAGCGGTGTTAACTTTGACAGGGGCAAATGTCGGCATTAAATTCTGAACAAAAAAAAAAAAACGTTAATAAAAGTTTATTAGGAAAGAAAGTTTCTCGACTCTACGATTCGTTACTTCGTAACAAAAAACGCCCACCTGATTAAGGGTGAGCGTTACACACTATAATTAATATTCTATTTGTCTTTTAAATTAATTCCCTCTTTTATCTGTTCATCAGAAGTTACCTTTTTACAAAGAATATAGTGATAAACAGGGTCTTTGCTCATTCCTTGTGTAGGTGTAACCGGATAAGCCAGTATTAGTTCCCAACCCAATTTAGCCAAATAGTTAACGGCGTCTATCATTGAATTAAAATTCATCTTTTCACCGTTTTCATCTACTAAAAAACGAGCATTTGGTGTTGCCCATTTTGCCTTCTGGCCGAAATCTACTTCTATTTTTACTTTTGTACCGGTTATATTTCCAGTACCCACGATTTCACAATAAGCCTTATACGGTTCTTGTGCAATGGCTGCCATTGTTAGTATGGCCAATACAATAACTAAAAAAAATCTTTTCATATCAGTAACTTAAAATTAGTGTGTACTTTAGTTTGTACCACCCGTAAGTCCTGACGGTATATATGCAGTGTAATTTTGACGATTGCAAAAGTACTTAAATATATACATTTATAAAAAATATTACCCCAAAATCAATCAAAAATGAAAGGCAACCGCCCCAAAATACACGGTAATTCACCCAAAAATGGGCAAAAAATGAAACAAAAACGCATAAAAAACGCGCTTTTTCGCGTAAAATTTTGGTCTAAATGCAGATAAACAACTGAAAAACAGCCAAAAACCAAAGAAAATTTCAAAAACTAAAAAAATGACACCTTCCGAAGACCGAGCCGCTCAGAAGTCGGAAAGCAGTTGCCCTCCCCCTAAAAGGTGAAATATGACCTCTCCCGGAGGGGTACCCGTAACCTGGTAACACAAAAAACGCCGGAAAACCGATTTTCCAGCGTTACAAGGCAATTACCTTTTATGCCTGTTCTCTATCCATTGATCCACAAACGAGTCGGCCTGCAGCGTCCGCTTGCCTCGTACTAAAGCTATCCAGCCGGGGCGCATCAGTAAGTATTTGAAAGCGTCGGAGAAATTGGTGGATAACATCGGTAGTTTTTTCGGTGCCAGCTTTTCGGACTTCTTCACCTTGAACACTACCTTAGAATTACCCCGGTATTTGATTTCAGCCTTTGCCTTTTCTACGGAACTAACCATTTCTTTACAGTTCATCGCATCAACCAGCAAGATAGGCAGGTTCTTGTTGGTACCGCCCATAATCTCCTGCATAAAGTCGTATTCCGTATCCTGCCGGATAACTGCCTGTTTGCGGCTCTTTAGGTTTACGATCCAGCCGGTACGGTTTCCGCTACCGTCTTTTTCTATGGCGTCTTTGATCTTACCCGCGTAATCCTCCTTCTGTTTCTCAAAGTTATTACCTGCACGGTCATAGTACAAATCCAGTTCTTTGTATTCGTGGTTCTGGAAGAAAGAAAGGAACTGGTCGGCGATCTCCCGGAACCAGCCCGGCGGTATCTCAAAAAAGTTCTTATGTACCCGGTAATA